CTGCAAGTTTCTTCTTTCTTACTTGTTTTCTAGAAAGTTTTAAAGTTTGTTTCTTTTCTGCAATTCTATTAGCAAAATCAATTGCTAACTGATTTTGAATTTCTACAAGAATTTTATTAGTTTCTGTTAAAGTTGTTGCTAAAGAATCTGTAGATACTGTTTCTGGTCCTTTTAAATCTTCTGCCTTTATTGCTTGTGCTTTCTTTACTCTCACAAAAGACATCTTGGATGTCTTCAGTTTTGGTTTCGCAAACGAAAAACTAATCTTATTGGCACTCTTCATCAATGGGGACGAATCCTTCCCCATTTTTGGTAATGATGGTGCTTGGAATAATTGTTGGTTTTCTAATGCCACTACTGATTCTGCTGTGCCTTAAGGTTTTCTTCTTCAATGTGTTGGGAAAGCATCGTTACATATACTTCTCTCTCCCAAGGTATCATATTTTCAAGTTCTGTTAATGAATATTTATGATATTGAATCAAGGAAAAATTCGTCTTGTAATACACCTCAAGACTAGTATGTGACATGACTAGCTGAAAAAAGATGCTAATCCCTCAAGCACAACCTCATTATCTTCTTTGGTATTGGGATTCTTTACAACAATAGTATGTGTAAGTTTTGGCATCGTTTCAAAGAACTTCTCAATTTCTTTGAATTGCTTAGTATTCATCTGTTCAATAAATTCATTCATTTCTTTCTTAGTTGAATCTTTTGCAGACCAACACTCATCAGCATTATAAATCATCTCAATACAAGAAGAAATCATTTCAAGAGATTGATCAACACCTTCACCACCACCTTGAACTTCAAAGTTATTTTCAACAAATTGATCAATTGTTGGATACTTTAATTTCATTGAGAGAGTATCATCCAACTTTATAATATTAGTATGCTCTTTGTTTTTTTGAACTTTGATTGTATCAATATCAATCTCAGTTTGAACCTGGGTCTCACCATCATCTTGACAGGTTACGTTGACCTCAATTTGTTCACCAACAGACTTGGCACGAATATTGAGAAACAAATATTCAATATCAAATGTTGCAAGTTCTTCTACCTTAACACCACGAGTGCTAATACAATCTGACAAGATTTGAATAATGGCATTAGTAATCTGTCCCATGTCTTCAGATTCTAGTGCCATTACTAGAATTTTTTCTTCTCTTACCAGAAAGGGGCGATACTTTACTTTCTTTCCAGTAGAAGGAATCTCTAATTCATATGTTGGAGTGCTAATTTTTGGTAAAGGCATAATCTGCAATACAATTCAGTTATTTTTATTTATTATGGTTATTTACGGATTGGCCAGTCCTCGTGCACGATATTCACCAAACGCACCTTGATCTGCCAACTGTGCTAGAGTTGATTGAGATCCTGTCGATTCTGATGTATATGGTTCTAGAACAAAGTCGTTAATAGTTTGTGCTTCAGTTCCTATATTCTTTCTCATCAATCTGTAACGATCATAATACATTGTAATTGTAACACGCATTACTTCCGAATTACCATACTGAACTGGAATAGCATTAACTGCTTTAGGAAATGCATTAACTAACTGATATGTAACATCTGTTGCTTTAGGGACATTATAATTCTTTTCAAATTTGGTGATGTATATTCCACCAGAATTTTTATAAAATTTAGGATAGTTAAAACGCCTATAATAATTACCATCAATATTTTGATCATATGCACCAGGTTCACCCAACAGGTTACTATTACCACCAGCAATATAGTTCATCCATGCTTCAAAGAACATGAGAATAGTGTAGTCTCTATCGACGTAGAAAGAGAAATCAATATCAGTATTAATTCTGGTATGTGCATACTCTTGAACAACACCCTGAAACTGATCCTTCATCTCACCAGTTGCATTTGTTGATGATGGAAGAGTTGCAGAAAAACAATTAATTGCTAACTTTCTTTGAAAAGTTTGATTCCAGTCAAATCCATAAATTGGTTTCAAACTGTCATTATTTAAATGCTCAAGGAATGGTGTTACTGATCCACTAGTTCCCCATCCATTACCAATGAATACTTGAAACTGATTTGATCTTGCAAATCCACCGCTTGTAGCAGTATCTTGATGTAAATCACCTACAATTGTCTGGATATTGGGGATATTAGGCATCTCTAAATATTAATACAGCCTTTGTTATTAGTTATTTAGATGTCATATAAGGGAAAATTTCAACCATCATATTCAAAAAAATATAAGGGTGATCCAACAAATATCATTTATAGATCACTTTGGGAAAGAAAGTTTATGATGTATTGTGATTTAAATGAAAATATTATTGAATGGGGATCTGAAGAAATTGCTCTGCCATATCGTTCTCCTCTAGATAATCGAGTTCATCGTTACTTCCCAGACTTCTATATTAAGGTTAGAGAAAGTAATGGATCTCTCAAAAGATATTTGATTGAGATCAAACCAAAAAAACAAACAGTGGAACCAAAAGTTAAAAAAAGAAAAACAAAAGCATATATTTACGAAGTCACTGAGTATGCCAAAAATATGGCAAAATGGAAAGCAGCAGAAGAATTCTGTAAAGATCGTATGTGGGAATTTAAAGTTCTAACAGAAGATGAACTAGGTATTCGCTGATGGCATATCCAACAGACGATAAAGAAAATCGAATTCGTTCTGTAATGAATAATCTTGTCGGGATTGAAGATCCTGATGATTTAATGATTGAATTATTGGGTGTATTGGAAGAAGGTGGTAAAGTTCCAGAGTCTGGTAGATATTATGTCTTTGTATATAATCCCAAAACTCCTAACATCAGATATGATCAAAATCCTCTCGTAGCAATAAGTGATGTATTCACCTGGGGATTTAGAGGAATCAACTTACACTGGGGTGAAGTGAGGCAATATACCTGGAATGAAATTGTTGGGCAAATCTATGAAATCTATTCATATGAACTTGCAGATGTTCAAGAGATCCCTTTTGCAAAATATCGTCTAAATAGTTGATAATAGATATGTTGGAAATATAATGCCTGCAAAAGGTCTTTTAAGATATCCCTACGAAGCAATAACTCAGAATACTGATTACTTACAGATCAGAATCTTTAAGTATGAAAGAAAAGGTGGTGTAACTGATGGTCCTAAACCTTCTGAGGGGCAAGCATTTGATGTATCAAATTATGTTTCAAATAAAGCAAAAGTTTTAGGACCAGATGGCGTAATTATTCTTCCAATGCCATCCAATATTCAAGATTCTAATGTCGTCTCTTATGACAATGATTCTATGAATACATTTGCAGCACAAGGTGTTGATGCTGTTCAAGGACTAATGAGTGGTGGTGGTAAAGCATTCAGTGAATTTGTTGGTAGAGGGAAAGCGGCGGTAGGTGCTGATGAAATTAAACTTGGTCAAACACCAGGCAATACCAATGCAGACAAAGTAAAAGCAGCTTTTCAAACCGCCGTTAGCAACGACGCGGGAAGAGCTATATCAGCAAATCTTGCAGTGAGTGCAGTTAATCTTTTTGGTGCCAATGTATCTTTTAATTCTTTACTTGCCAGGACTGATAGTAAGATTCTAAATCCAAATATGGAGTTACTCTTCAATAATGTAACTCTCAGAACATTTAGATTTTCTTTTAAATTTGCTCCAAGAGATCCAAATGAAGCAACTGCCGTTAAGTCTATTATAAGGACTTTTAAAAAAAATATGGCAGCACAAAAAGAGGGTGAAATATTCTTAAAGACGCCAAACATATTCAAACTAACTTATAGAAAAGGAAATCAAAATCATCCTTTCTTACATAGATTTAAAGATTGTGCTTTGAGTGATATGAGTGTTCAATATACTGGTGATAATGTTTATGCAACATATTCAGACGGAACGCCAGTTTCTATGATTATGAATTTGACTTTTAAAGAAATGATGCCCATCTATTCCGATGATTATGATAAGGATGACAGTGGCACGGCGATGCCAAATCAGTCATATACTTCTTCGACGGATGAATATGTGGAGGGTCCACAGGGCAAT